AAACCGACAAACCCAAATTCCTCTAACTGACCAAGCTTAAGATCTGAATACAATAAGTACGCAGAATTGTTCTCAAGATAGTCTTTCAGACAGTATTTGACGGCTTCGTACTGAGTCCCCTTGCGTACTTCCCAGTGAGCCCGTGGCAGAAAGTTGCGTACGGTACTTAGAGGAACCGGATTAGCAAATTCACAGTAGCCTTGGTAATGTGGAGTAGCGGATTCACCCAGCTCCTTATTAGCCACAAGCAACTTAAGACTGTGCTGCGTAAATTGTATCTCCCCAGAAGCAGGGTTGTTGAGAGTAAAGCACCAGTTTCTAGACTTGGACATTTTAACAAATGAGGGTCGGGGGCCTAGTATTACCCCCCGACCCGGGCACGGGCAATAACCCCATGGGCTTATACCAGAATGTGCGGTCAGGATTAATTGACACATTGTTAGAAACATGCCAAGACCACCAAGAGGATATCGAAGATTCGCACGAAGACAGAGGCGTAGACGTACTACGCCCGCACGTAGACGTCGCGTACCACGATCTACTAGACGTTTCCAAAGGATACATCGACCGTTAGGAGGATTTCCCTGGAGCAAAGAAATCGCTCTTCGATATGTTCAAGATTTTACATTAAATCCTGGCAATGCCGGCTCAGGAGCAACCAAAGTATTCAGGATGAATAATATTTTTGACCCCGATTATTCCACAGGAGGTCATCAACCAATGTTCCACGATAATTATGCCGCTTTATATAATAGATATAAAGTAACTGGGGCTACAATTACGTTTGTATCGTTGGACAACCATGTTGTAAACACCGTGTATGTGCCAGCTATAGATGGTACAACAGGCACTTCAGTAGAAAGTTATGCTGGAAACCAGAGAGCAGTTAGAATGTTCATTCTAGCGGATAACGATGCTGCCGATGTAAGCGGTAGTATTGATACATTAATTGAAGAAGGAAACAAAAAGTTTCGTTGGTGTTACGCGCCCCAGACGACGTCAGGAAGAATGCACAAGTTGCGAATGGCAGGACAACCACATAAAATGCACCAATGTCCGAAGAATGACGACCAGTTGGCGGCATTGTTTGGTGCAGGTCCAGCGCGTGAAAGTTATTTCATTTGCGGTGTAGATTCATTTCCCAATGGGAACTCCACGGTAATGAATTTTCAAGTTATAATCACATACAAAGTTAAGGTCTTCGACCTGATCCGCACACAAACCCAAAACTAGTTGCGAGGTTTAGTTAGGGCATTTATGCCCTAACCCTCGCCAGGGTAAGTAAGTACAAATGACACTTAAGGACAGGAGGAGAGGCTATATTATTGATTAATAGACTGTAAAGCCAAATTATTAATAAAAGACGTAACCGAGTTGTTAAACATATCGTAATCTGTAAATTCAATTTGATCACCTAGTTTTTCCATCCAAATCCACTTAGTTACTCTTCGCACGAATGCTGCGAAGTTGGGAACTTGATACCATTTGCTTGGCAAAAGGTTGCTAGTGAAACATATTCGCCTGCAACCTCCGAGTTGGATTTGGCCTCCTTTTGATTCGACGAGCAGAGGGTATCTGTCGCAGAGTCGCAGGAGAGTGTCGAACTTGAGCCATCCATAGAACTCGTCGACGACAACAGTAGACTGTTGTGCATATCCGTCCCACCAGTTGGATCGTTGTTTCCAGTAGGCATCTGGAAAGTTATCCAAACAGTATTTCGATTTACCGGTTCCAGTTGGGCCGTAGATGACCACGATCTCCATTTCATGAGATCGTGGCGCGACGCTAAGCATGCGATAAGCAGCAAGGCCACGGTAATGACGGATCCAAGTATCAAAATCACTGTCAGCCAGATCTTTATCACTAGCTCCATTATCAATCAACACCTTGAGACCCTCGAGTTTCGAAGTCTTTCTCGCGGAGAGACTGCTGAGAAACTCGTCAATAGACAAAGTCAAGTCAACTCCAAAACCGACAAACCCAAATTCCTCTAACTGACCAAGCTTAAGATCTGAATACAATAAGTACGCAGAATTGTTCTCAAGATAGTCTTTCAGACAGTATTTGACGGCTTCGTACTGAGTCCCCT